GGACCTCGACAACTTGGGGGTTGTAGAACATGTAGCCTACAGCCGCGACAAGTACAACAACCGTCAATAGCAATAACTGAGTTTTTTGCTTGTTCTTCATATACTATACTTAAGGAAAATGTTTGAGATGAATGTATGAAGGATATAACCATTTATGAAAATTTTATCAATGATGAAGAACTAGAAGAGGTTAGACAATTCACTGGTGAGGAATCATTAAATTTATATAACAAAGATCTTGAACATCCAGCCATCAATAGGAAATGGTATTTCATACCGGTAGATAATGCGTATAAAAAAATTCTAATCGATTTGAGACCTAATAGGGGTTCGGTGTTTGATATGGAAACTATTATCCCTTCTGCAAAAAATTTCATTTTGAAAATAAAAAATAGAATAGACAAATACACGAATACAAATTTTAAATTAGAACGAGTTTATTTAAATCGTCAAGTACTTGGTCAAGACGTGACATTACATGTAGATGATGATAAACCAAATGTCTATACATTTTTAATCTATATAGGTGATATTACACCCGAAAATTATGACAAGTCTGGTGGAGACTTGGAATTAAAAACTAAAGAAATTACTAGGATTGAACCGTTTACAAAAAGAGCTGTTCTATTCAAGGGATATATACCACACCAGGCTTATGCACCTTTAGTACATGGCTTAACTCGGATTTCAATTGCATTCAAATTTGTGGATACTTCAAATGAACTTCCATTTATGGTAAATTATAGTTAAGGAAATTCTTTCACTTAAAGGCATGAAGGTCTTGGCCATAGATATTGGGTTTCATAATATGGGTCTCGTTTTAGCTGAGTCTTTATCGGGACCAAAAATTACAGTGGAGTTCCTGAAGAAGGTAAGTTTGGAGGACTATAAATATATAAAGTCAAATGATTTTGTAGACACCATTCCTTTATTTGTGGAAGATCACCAAAGTATTTTCGATTCAGCTGACAAAATACTTATAGAACGACAACCACCGGGTGGCTTTCAAAATATCGAGATTCTTTTGCATTACATGTTCAGAGATAAGGTTATATTGGTATCACCTGTGAGCATGCATGTACATTTTGGTATGAGACATCTAGACTATGACCAAAGAAAGGAGAGAACTGTATCCATCGCCGAGAAATATATAGATGGAGACATTCCCTACGAGAGAAAACATGACATAGCGGATGCGTTATGTATGATTGTGTATGACAATTTCAAGTCTTGTGTTCATTTATTTGACAAGTTCAAATATTTTGGTGGCCTATAATAAATGCCAACAGCGAAGCAACTTCAGAATGCTAAGAAGAAACTGAAGAAGACCACTAAACCCACAGGAAATACACCAAAATTACCCACCTCCACTCTTCTTCGTCTCATTGCGGCAGACCCAAAGATTCGTCGAAACAGAGAATTTATGAAAATGGTTCAAGAACTGTCAAAGAAGAAGTAAGGAATTCACTTCACCGTGTTCTTATAGCTGTGGCGTAGTTCTTCAAAAAATGTGTCAAACACACCCAACCTGTATTGTGTAAATGCCCATAGTGCAAAAAACACCGTCTTTGTCATCTTATTTATATCATTCTCTTCCATTTTGTAAATAGGACCAACCAGACGACCCATGAAAGTTTCATCTTTAGACTTACCAGTCATATAAGACTCTGCTTGAGTTAATGCACATGTGTCATCATTAACCGACCAGTGGTAGAAGATGAAGGGTATAACCATGGAGTAAAACTCAAGATTTCTGCGATTATTTGTAAAAGGTATAATCAAAATCATCAACAGAAAAATAGTATGAAGTAGGAAAATTATATTCATCTATTATAACATGGTCAGAGAAAAAATTGTATGGAATGACCAGCATGAGACTATATTGCGTCAATGGGGTGAAGCCTGTGCGTGTTATCGGTTTATGCATCATAGGTCGTTCATGATGTATAAGGACCTGAGTATGAAATTTACTCTGCCTGTAATTGTTCTTTCTACAATAACTGGTACTGCAAACTTTGCACAATCTACTTTACCTGTGAGTATTCAACCTGCTGCCCCATCTATCATAGGTGGTCTAAATCTTGTGGCTGGTCTCATCGCGACGGTTATGCAATTTTTGAAGATTAATGAACTCATGGAAAATCATAGAACTGCTGCGTTATCACATGGACTCTTGTCTAGAAATATTCGTTTGATGTTAGCTATACCACGAGATGAAAGAAAGAAGGATGGTTTGAAATTTGTAGAAGATTGTAAAGCTGAATACGATAGACTTATTGAACAATCTCCACCAATTCCGTCTAAGATTATGATTGAATTTGATAAAGAATATCCCCTTGAGAACGTATTTACAAAACCAGAGATTCTTACTGTGCGTTCAATACCAATTCTGAAGCTTCCCAAAACAATCGAAACTGTAGAAGCTATAACTAAGGGTACACCCCTAGAAAGGGCGGGAAAATTCTTTTCCAAGCAACCACCACCACAAAATGAGGATGACGACGAAATCAGTCTTGATGAAGAGGAAGAGGAAGAGGAAGAGGAAGAAGAGATAGACGTCGAGCAAGGTACACCAAAAGAATGAACATAATCACATTGGTAAGAACTCCACATGCAACGTATGGTAAAATTTTTCTTTTTAAAGGTTCTACGACACGTTTATGTAGTGCGTCATTCTCAAGCACTAAATCTATGGCCTGATTAGTAAGATCATCAATGGACTCCTTCATTAAAACTATTCCACAAAAAAAAGAAGTCAAAAATACCGTGGCCACGATTCACACCAAACAAATTGAACTCATTCGTAGGTACTTGCGTGAAAGAAAGAATGTGTTCATCTGTGGTGGATATGGTGTAGGCAAATCGTATATTCTCAAAGAGGTGTTGGAAGGTTTGAATAATGTCGAATTACGAACCGACCATTTAAAAAGTAAGTCGCCATTTTTAGCGTTCATCAAAACATCCACAAAACACCTGTTTATAGAAGACTATGACCCAGTGTTCAAACCACTCATAGAACAAGTGTCGGATGGAAATAGATTGAGTCGTGGCTCACTTATTGTGACTTCTGTGAATATGTGTATGTATCCAAATTTTGAAACAGTGTTCATTCCAAAACACAAACCAGAAACACTTCTCACACTTGTAGATGATAAAGGTCCAAAAGCCGAAAATGCTGCATATAGATGCAAAGGAAATATTCGGAATTTTTTCACATATCTTGATGGTCATGATGAGATGGATGATTTCAAAACCCCTAAAGAATTCATCAATGAAGTATTATCCGATCCCACACCTATAAAAATTCATGACAGTATTTCTGAGCATGGACACATATGGGACATCTTCCAAGAAAATTACTTGAATTCGAAGGGTGTTGATATTTTAACAATCACAAAATCATTTTCAGATGCAGACTTATTTGATAACCATATCTACACATCTGGGAATTGGAGTCTCATGCCTTACTTTGTTCTGCACGCCCTCACTATACCAAAGTCGTGTCTAGGTGAACCACTCGAAAAGGATAAAATTAGACCTGGGAGTTGTTGGACTAAACTTGGGAACTACAAGATGAGAAAGGGGAAATTTCAAGAAATTAAGAAAAAATCGAGAATGGGATTGGGTGTAGAAGAATTGTGTCTTTTGAAGAAGTATGCAGAAAAAGGAGACCTAAGTAAATTGGTGGAGTATGGAATCACACCTCAAGACTTCGACGTCATCAACCACTTGGCTGTTGGAAGTGGCTTAAAATCAAGAGAAGTAACTAAAATCAAGAAAGCCTTGAAGAATGAGTACGAAGGAGGAAGAACATGAAGTTGAAGAATGTGTCAAAGTTATTGGGAATGAAATTCTCTTCTATGCCGATGTCGATCGCGAAAACGCTCTTGACTTCGTTGAGAAATTTAAGAAGTTGGAGATCGAACTTCTTAAGAAAAAGGCTGAACTCTTTGGCTACGAACCCCTAATTAGGGTTCATATCATGTCCGAAGGTGGAGACATCTTTGCCGGTATGAACATGATGAATGTTCTTGAAACTTCACGTGTTAAGATTCATACCATCGCCCAAGGTTCCTGTTGTAGTGCAGCTACATTCATGCTTCTTGGTGGTAGTGAAAGACGTATGGGAAGGAATGCGTACGTTCTCATTCACCAGATTTCTACTGAGATGTGGGGTAATTTTCAAGAACTTAAACATGAATTGAAGTCGACGGATAAGTTTATGAGGATGCTCAAGAAGATGTATCTCGAAAAAACTCAAATTCCTGATAAAATGCTCAAGAAGTTGATGAAGAAGGATATCTATCTTTCCCCCAAAGACTGCCTCAAGTATGGAATCGTTCACGCTCTTGAGTAAGTGTCACAGAACGCCTGTAGAGAGCTAATAGACATAGAATTATTAATATGATACAAAATGTATTTAAATTTAAAGGCACTTGTGTGCTTTCTGAAGGCCTAAGTCGTTCCATTCTGCCATAATTCACAACTGGAATTCCAGACATCTATTTAAAGTTGAGAATTTATTTATTCACACAATGGAACGCCTTATCAAACAAGATAAACATGGCAACGACCGCTACATTGACATCAAAGTTGTGGACTTGAAGGATGGAACTGCTGACATCGTGAAGATCTCTGGTGTTGTGGGGAATGACAAGTTTTCCGAGTCGCGAACCAATGTCAAGACTGGTTATGAAAAGGCTCTCAAGAGAGCCCAAACCATGTGGAACAACGAGCACACTAAGTGCAACCAAGTGTTGCCTATGCTCGCCAACAAGTGGGATGATCGTAAGAAATACATCAGCCAACCCTTCTACGTTCAACCCAAACTCGACGGTGTCCGCCTACTTGTCTCCAAGGATGGGGGTATATCGAGGACTGGTAAGGTTGTACCCGGGACTGAGATTCTCGGTAAGGGTCTCAAGGAGGGTCAATATGTCGATGGTGAAGCGTTTGATCCCAACCTCAACTTTGAGCAACTCACGAGCGTCTTCAAGACTGACCCCTTGAAGCTCAAGTTCCATGTGTTCGACTTCTTTGATTTGAAGAAGCTTGACATGACGTTCGAGGAGCGCTGGGAAAAGGTTAAGTCTCTCAAGAACCCCCACTACGAGTATGTGAAGACTACACTCGTCATGTTGCGGGACCATGTCCCCCACATTCATAAGAAGCACGTCGAGGAGGGGCACGAGGGTACGATGATCCGCGACATGGCCAGTGTGTATGAAGTGGGTCAACGAAGCAACTACCTTCTCAAATTCAAGGATTTCCAGACGGAGGAATATGAAATCACTGGTGCCAACACAGGACAGGGTCGAGATGCGAATGCCGTCGTTTGGGTGTGCAAAACTAAAGATGGTCATCAGTTTACTGTCAGGCCAGAGGGCACCATCGCTCAACGTGAGAAGGACTACAAGAATCGTGAGAAGTTTATGGGGAAGATGCTCACTGTGCGTTTCCAAAACCTGACCGCTCTCGGTGTCCCGCGTTTTCCCGTTGGTGTAGTAGTTAGAGATTATGAATAATGTTTGTAATAAATAAATGAACAGGGTCGCAATTGATGTCGATGAAGTCTTAGTAAAATTTCTCTTTCCCATGGCAAACCATCACCACCAACTTCATAAATTACGGAGTAAACCCAAGTATGGTTATGTGTATCGCCATATATTTGAGATAGACGAACCAGCGTCTCAGAAAATGGTTCACGAATTTTACCAGTCCAAGGACTTCATGGAACTTACACCTATTCAAGGATCTCAAAAAGCTATGTTCAATCTTAAAGAACGTTATGATAAAATGTATGTACTCACTGGAC